ATTAGGGCGCCAGTGTCATTTTTAATAGTAATATTAAAATTATCTAATAGAAATTGCACATTGTTATGCCTTTGTGTTATTACTATATTATCTATTAAAACGTTTTGGGGCAAAGATACTTCCCACCACGGATTAGTTTCCCATGTAGTCGCTGAATATGTATTTATATTACCGTCAATTGCATGTTGTGGTGGGTCATTTTCGTTCGCATCTACATATGTAGATGATTGAGAGACAGTTCCTAAACGGGCCCAATCTTGTAATGGATTGTCGTAGTTATCGATTTTTTTATTATGACGATGTTTAAACGCAATTATGCTTATAATCATTATTATGAATATGATAATTATCGCAATTAAAACCCAATTATCTACGCTAATATGTTTCATTGCGTTATGATATAATATTATATAATATAATAATATTATATAATATCAAATTAATGTCCAACGAGGTATAACGGCTTTCCTGTAATATTTGATATGTTGGCATAATTATCGTCATTATGATCATCATTATGCTTTTTGCGATAATTATGCCATCCTGCAAAAATAATCAGGCCGATTATTACCACTCCTGCAACAGCAACGCCAATTTCAGAATTCTTATATTTATCGCTAATCGGTCTCATATATATTATAATGTAAATATATTAAATAAAATTTGTTGCTTTTTGTAAATCATAAAAATAATTTGTTTTTGATTTAAATTTTTGATATAATAATGAGTTTGATTGCACATCTTTCGCATTTAGCCTTTGCAATATATCAAATAATTCTGTCAATGGATGGCCTTTTTGCACCATTTCAGTCATGTTGTCAAGTAATTTTGACATTTCATCTGAAATGTTCATTCCGCGAAGTTCTGCAAGCGATTTTAGTTTTTCTGATTTTTGAACTGGCGTCATGATGGTTATTCCGGCCTTTTTGGCTAATATCTCCTGCGATAACATGTCATTTTCTTCGGTCAATTTTTTATTATATTCAATTAGTTTTGCCGTGCTAACCGCAGCGTCAAACTTAATTGTAGGTTCGCTACCTGCGGGTAGAACGCCGTCGTTTGATAATATGTTCATATTTATTAAATCTTTATTCCTGGCGCATTCGGCCAACAAATTGCTTGTAAAATCGCCATAACATACTTGTTTATTATCTTTGCTTGATTTGATTTCGCGTAGCAATGAAGAAAAATTTGCGCTGTCCATTGATTTTTTGTTTATTCCTAATAAATCTAAGTAATCCGAAGATAATTTCATAGGGCAACCCAATTGCGCCCATTCCTTTGAAATGCCATCCCTTAATATATGTTCCGGATGGGTTTGGTTAATGCTTAATACCTCTGAAATATCAAAAGCATAATTGGCATAACGCAAAGTATAACATTGCGATTTTACATTAAATCTTGTATGCGAAAATGTAGGCAACGGCTTAACTGCTAATTCGTTTTTTAGTTGCCGATTGATATAAATCTTAGTCGCGCCATCTGCATAACTTTCTATGTATGAATACCAAATTCCTTCTTTTAGAATTGCGTCAATAACATATTTCTGTTTTCCATCAGAATAATACATTCCCGATGTTTCATCAACTCCTAAAATCCGCGTGTCATGTGAATAAATTATGCTCTTCTTTGTGGCCAAAAACCAGAATGCGATAGAATACTCTTCGATAACTGTAGGCAACTGATTCGGTTCGAATGAAAGCGCGACATTAGGCAAATTTGGGCCGTCAAATACATTAAAAATAATGTGCGCATATGAGTAATCGTGTTCTAATTGGTTCATACTGATTGCATAGTTATAACATTTAAACTGATTAATCATAAACACGTATTTTTTCGGCGCGGTTATGGCTTTCATGCTTTTTAATTGCGCATTTGCTCGCAAAGAATCGGCCATTTGCTTCTTAGCAAGAATCATATTTTCTGCGTTTCTTTTGCGCAAATTATCTGCGTCCTTTTTATCCTTAATTTCTGCTTGTTTTTCTTCAATTAACTTTTTGGTTTCTTCAGAAACATTTGCGAAACCTTCCTGAGTCGGCACGATATATAAATTAGGATTTATTGTGCTTGGGTCGCCTATAACAAGCGGGCTTGCATTGAACATTGGCATGTCTTCTAATACTTGCTCGATTTGTATCATGCCATTGACGATTATCATTATCGAATTAGTTGCGCTTGCGGTTCCCATTAGTTTATATTTTGTCATAATGTTTGCGTCCCAAGTAGGCGGTAAAACTAATAAATTTTTAACCGGCGTGGTTTTATAAATTTGGTGCAAATCACTATTTAAATAATAAGGCGCCCCTGCAATTAACCCATAACGCCATCCTGTAGATACATCTATTTTTGATTTAATAATTATTGTAATATGTGTCCATTTCTTTGGTTCTATAATGTAGCCGGTTTTAATTATATTTGTTTTAATTCCAGGAATGTTGCCGTGTCCTGTCTGAATTGCACAAATTAACTCTTTCTTTTCACAATAAATATTAGGTGCGTTAGACTTAGTAATGATTTTAGTATCTGCATCTGTCCCAAAATTTATCATAAAAGACATTGTTGTGCTATTAATTTTGCCAATGTAAGGCATATCTGCATTTTCTATTATTTTATATGGGGTTGTTGCGGTGTCGATTATAACCTTATCTGAAATAACGTTTATACTAATTGGTTTTTCTAATAATTGCGAATATTCTGCATTGTCGCCATAAACTGATACTTCGGACATGTGCAAATAATTTGTTCCCCGCAACATGATTTTTACTGTCCGCGCTACTGCATTTATGTTGTCAAAGACGAACGACTGTAATGACTCCTTTTGATAAATGCTTGATGTAATTATGCCGTTATCGTCTAACAATAAAACATCGAAATCCGCAAGACGGTCTTGGCAACAGTTTAGTCTGTTTAAAATTTTTATTTTAATTATGTTAATATTTTGCGGAAGTTTTACTTGCCACCATGCGTTTAATTCGCTATTCGTATGGCTTATACTATTAATGTCGCCATCTATTGCGTTATAACTAAAATGTCCCGGATAATCAGAAGATTCTGACGAAATTCCGCGCTTTGCCCAATCAATAACTGCGCCGTTGCCATACTTATCTACTATACTTATTTTTGCTGTTATATCTATTATACCCGTCTGAACAACCTGTGCCGAACTTCCATTTACAATTTGCGGACATGAAATGTATGTTCCTGCTGAATTTTTTATGGAAATGTTATCCCCATAAGAGACATACGTAGATGATGTGTTATTTGTTGCATCGGCAGGGGCAAAACGCATTATTTGAAAAATGCTTTTTGCTTGGTCTGTTGTTCCTATTATATATTTGTTATTGTTGTCAAGCCCCAACCAATTTTTGCTCCATGATTGAAATCTAACTGAGTCAGAATACGAAACGGGCCCGCTGTTTCCAACTCCATTAATATCTTGGATTACGTATGGCTCCCAACCCCATAACAAATTAAATGTCTCAGGTGCTGTCAAAATAGGCCCTGTTTCTACAACATCATTTGGGTCTTTTCGGATAAAGGCATTCCTTGAAGACCAAAGCAACACTGTGTCGCCATATTTTATTGTTCTTCCTGAATCTATTTTTGAAAGGAAATGCTCTGGTTTTTTTGCGCGCTTTGGTATTAGGTATAATATTATTACTATTAAAATTAGTAATATTATAAGGACAAAATTATAAATAGGCATATATTATAATATATTATAATATTATAATATTATGCCTGAACAAAATAGACAAAAAAGCCAATATATTTGACAGAGAATTTAAATTATTCGCGAGTTAAGTTATATTTGAGTTAATTTATTACATTATTATATAGTAATGGCCACACAATCACCGTTCTTGTCAAAGTCTAAGTCTAAGTCTCCTTTTGCGAATGATTCTGATTCTGGTTCTAGTTCTGGTTCTATTTCTGGAACAGAAACAAATTATAATCCTATAACATTTAATAAACCGTCGCCGTATAATGCTACTGAAGATACAAAACAGGTTTCGATACAAGACCGCACATCTACTAATTTTCTTGAAAATGCATCAGATAATAAAGATCAAGAAACAAAAGAAGTATCCCGCACATATATAACGCCCCCATTAAATGAAATGCCTCCTGATTTTTATCAAGGCATAGGTAAAACTTTTAATCCACAAAAGAACGAAGATGATGGTGTAGAAGAATCAAAAACAGCAATTGACGCGAGTCCGAGCGCGATTGCAAATGCAAGAACAAGCGCGATTGCAAGCGCAAATGCAAGTTATGGTTCGCAATACGCAAACTCGCAAAGAAATATTGAACGAAGATTGCGCAGAGAAGACAATGTTGAAAATCCACCAACGAATGATATTGATATAATGAATGATGCTATAACAAAACTTGAAAATGCAAAAAAACAAACTGAATTATATTTGCCAAATCCAACAAAAACAGGAAGTATACCACCAGAAGCAGCAATAAAACAAAGTCCTGCTGAAATGTTAGAAGCTTATGATAAGGCTATGAAGGAAAAACAAAAAAGATTGGCTGAAATCTCCGAACATGAAGATAAAGATGATTCTGACCAAGAAAGAAAAGATAAATATGCCCAAGAAAGAAAAGATAAATATGCCCGAGAAAGAAAAGATAAATATGAAACAAGAAGATTTAATAAGCAAAAAAACCATTTGCCTGTGCCTGATCAACAAGATATTACTGAAAGTAGCCAAAACACGGCTTCGATGTTGGTGCATGATGATGATGGAAGTAGCCAAAACACGGCTTTGATGCTTGCGCATGATGATGGAAGTAGCCAAAACACTATATCCCCAATTATGCAAAGTAGTAATGGCAAAATTGCGGGGGTCGGTATGACTATTTTAATGTCTGTTTTAATTGGTTTAACAATTTTCATTCCAGGATACTATTCCCGAAAAAATAGTAGCAATAAATAATGGCATAATATATTTTATCTACTTCTTTATTTATTATAAAAAAATAAGTATAACCTATTTAATATTTATAAAATATTAATATAATATATATGCCTAGAAATAATAGTAGTGGTAGCGGTAGTGGTAGTTCTACACGTAGTCGTAATACAAGTTATATTTCTGCTTCATTCCCTGGCCAATCGAGCAGCAGTTCACAATCTTCAACACAAAAAAGTGGCTTTTTTGAAAAGGCCGCAAACAACCCTTTATTTGTAATTGCTAGTGCGATTGTTATTGTTGCAATAATTGCATTTATTATCTGGGGTGTATACTATTCGATGACTAAGAAAGTATTAGGGACTTTTATACCCCAAGAAGAAAATAAATATTATAATTATACATATATAAAAAATGAATGAGATTCATAATGTTATAACAAATATGTTTGAAATAAATGCCGAGAATCCGCGAAGAAGGTTTGTTATAAATAAATGGACTTATGCCCTCATGGACACTATTATTATTGTAGATTATTTTATGAGAACAAACGTATTAAAGGTTGAAATTGTCAATAAAAAAATGAACATTATTAAGCGCCCAAATGAAGATAATTATTCGCAAATCTTGCAATTATTAAGAGATTATGCAAAGACATCAAGTAATAATTGCTTTATATATATTGTTGTTAATCACGATGTTTGGTATAGGGCTAAGTATTCTTACTTGCCGTTTTTTTACTTATCTATACCAAAAATCAAAAATTTCGGTCTGTTAATGCCTGATTATTATGAAGATATTGATACCAAAAATTATAATATTGAGCGCGATCCAACTAAGGAATTATTTTTAGTTGGATTATTAAACAAAAAAAACATAGGTATACAAGAACCTCATGATACTGATTGCAATGCGCATAATTTGCACGCATGGAAAACATGTAAGACTTTGGAATATTATAATCAAACAAATTTTAAAAAACTGTTTTTTCATAAGATATTTGTTCAAGAATTGCATCCAAAAAAAGACGTTATTTTGCTTGACTCGCTCTTTGTTCCTGGTGTCGATTATGTAATACAAAATGAACCTTTTAATGCAACAATTATGGAAAATGGCCATAATAAAAGCAAACTATTAACCAAAAATAATATATTACTTATTTACAAGACGATAATGCAGAAATATATAAATATTATGCGCGATTGCCCAATGAAAAACATTGCAAATATTAGGTTAGGTTCTTTGTTAGGGTCTGGTTATCAAGGTGCAGTATTCGCTGATTTAAATGATGAAACCCGCGTAATAAAAAATATGAAACTGGTTAGAGGAAACACATCGGCATTTTATGAGTTTATGTTTGCCGGAATTATTGCGGGTATAGATAAAAAGACACATCATTTCTTGAAATTTTATGATGGGTTTTTATATAAAAACAACATCTATTTATATCTCGAAAAAGCAGACTGGTCATTATGTAGTCATAATTTTTCATTACGCGATTGGCATAAGATTTACACTAATGTCCGCGAATCAATGGAATTTCTTCATAATGCCAATATATTGCATGGTGATATTCAACCAAAGAACATAATGTATTCAAAAGCACGCGATAAGTTTGTTATTATTGACTTTGGATTGATGAGTTGGATGCCGGCAGAAGGCCCGAGAATTGATTATGAAATGTTTGCAGATATACCAAATCGCGCAAAAATAGGCAAGATATTGAAACAATATTCATTGGACTTTCTATTGTCTCATGTTTCTGATGCAAATATGCAAGTATTACATGAAAAAATGACTAATAAAAACATTAATGTAAATGCAGAAATTGAAAAGTTTGCTGGTTTTAATTACATCAAAAAATATGATGTATTTAAGAATGATCCCGAAAATATCTTATTTGCAAAGAACATTGCATTGTAATTATGCTAATTGATTATAAAATTATAATATTATATTATATAATAAATCATTAATGGAAAATTTACTATATAAAACAGTAAAAATTGTTAAAACAATAGAAATAATGCCAAAAGAAATGCACAAGAATCTGTTTAATGTCATATCAAAGAGGATAAAATTTTTTTATGAGTGCCGGTGCGATCCACATTTAGGCTATGTTAAAAAAAATAGCATCAAAATATTGAAGAAGTCCGAAGGAGTGTTGCGCCCCAATAGTTTTACTGGGTCGTTTTTGTTTAGGATCGAATTTGAATGCCAAGCAATAAAACCAATGCCTGAAGACAGGCTTATTGTATTAATAAATAAAAAAAATGATTCTGGATTATATGCAACGGCATTTGATTTGCCATTTAATATTTTCATATTAAAAGATTACGTAGATTCAGAAGAAGACAAAAAGGTTATAGATTCTATTGCAGAAAAAACTATACTATCCGTTTCTGTTTTACGCGCAGAACTTAATCCGGTGCAAAATAGATATAACATAATCGCGATTGTGCATAAAATAATCAATAGTTATTCAGATGATTTCCCATTAGTTTCTATTAGCGAAATAAATTTATCTGATTGCGCCATTGGCATTGAACCAGCAAAAGCCGACGATTTTTGCGATACTTATGCTTCAGTAAAAAATTGCAAATTATTGCGAGTTGCAAAACAAAACATCGGCGTTTTTAAATCTAAGGTCAAAATAGGCGCACAAATTAAATCGGGGCGGTTGCATAATCGCGGACCATTTGTTGATTCCGGCGAGTTTGAAGGAAAGCGGTTTTGGGGATTGGTTAAAGGCTTAATCCATAAATATTCGCCATTAGAGGATTTTAGTTATTCGTTTAGGCGTTATCTTGTAAGTAGAGCGTTTTTTAAAATGACTGAAATGATTGGCGCTTTTCCTGATTTGTTGCAATTTAAGAATATGAACATATTGCAATTGGCCGAGTCCCCTGGTGGGTTTTTACAAGCATTATTATATGCGCGTTTTGTTGGGCAAGCGGTTGAATATAATGATACCTATTTATGTATAAGTATTCCAGAAAACGAGTCAGAAGAATTATGGGATCGCGCCGATGGGTCTGGCATAATCCAAAAATTGCAGATGAGTGGGGCTAAAAAATATTTTGGTAATAATGTTATTTCTATTAACTCGGCGCCAATTATTGGCGAATCAACAACGCAAATTTCATTATCTGCTAAGGGCGATTTATTGAAAGATGAAACTCTTGCACTAATTGCACATGAATTTATTAGTGTAAAAGCGGATTTAATAACGGCAGACGGGGCATTTGGGTATAACGAAACAGAGGATGATTACCAAAACCAAGAAGTGCGTCATTATGCGTTGTTCATTGCCGAAATAATTGCCGCACTACATGCGCAAGCAGAAGGAGGCAGTTTTGTTCTCAAGATTTTTGATATTTTGTCAGATTGCACTATTAAACTCCTTGCAATTTTGAGTTATTGCTACTCTTCAGTATGTCTGTTTAAACCTACAACAAGCAGGCAGGCCAATTCTGAAAAATATGCTATTTGCACTAATTTTTGCAAACCTGATAATTATACTGAAATCATTGCTAAGTTAGAACATGGATTGCGTTTATTGAAATCAACGGATGTGCCATCTAATTTAGTTTTTGATTTTAGTTTAGAGCCTAATTTTATTCAAAATGTTAAAGGATATAATGATAGATTTATCGAAAATGAATACCTAACCATCAAAGAAGGGCTAACAAGGGGCGATGAACTATTGGAAATAAATTCGATTTCTGGAATAAATGCATACATTGATGAAGCAAACACGGCAAAAATGAGCGATGTTTTACGCTTCATTAAAAAGCATAATTTGCCTGAATACTAACATTATATTATATTATAACTAACATAACTATTATAATTATACATATATGAAAATTAAACAATCTAACTTAAACATTAACAAAGACAAGGATGTTATGGTTCCTTTGCATAACAATGTTGATTATTGCTACATAACATCATCAGAGGAAAGGCTTACAAAGGAAAACATTCTATTTATATGCAATAATATTGCACAACTCGACGTGCAATATCATATTGAACTTTATATCCTTATGCGGTCTGAGGGAATAAGTTCGGAATTCTTTTCCAAGACAAATAAAGGCATATTTTTTGATTTTTCTAAATTACCGAATGTGTTGCAATGGAAAATTTATTCCTTGATTTCTATGTCAATAGAAAGTAAAGAAAGAACAAAAATATATGATATATACGCTAATGAACATAACAAAGCAATAACTGCGCCTATTTCTTAATTATTATTAGAATAATAACTCGGATCCCATTTAAATGGCGTTTTTAATAAATCCCTTGGTCCTCGCAAATCACTATCTGTTATATCTGAAATTATTACATTTGGATATATCACATAACATGATTTTGTATATTTGTCTTGAATAATAGAAAGCGCGCCACTGTCTATTGGCATAATGTAATTATTTATAATATCAAGCATCTCTTCTTTGCAATCGTTTATTATGACAGCAAAGGCACCTTCTGCTGATGATGTCGGGTTATACCACAAGTTATTTATTATAATATTGTTCCATCTATGCTGCATTGCACCGAGAAATATAAGTTTCGGGGGCATATTTGCATTATCTTCGGTTATACTGTTATAACTTTTAAAAAAATTATTGTAAAAATCTTTACAAAAAATAAGATCATCTTGTAAAACTAAAATAGAAGAATAATTATTAGCAATGGCGTCTTCAAGAATAATCTTGTTAGTCTTAAGGATTCCAAGACTACCCGGCATTTTCATACTTTTGCGGTTATACTTCTTTTTCTCGTATGGATAAAGCGCGGGATTCTTGTAATATGCGAGCCATTCAGAATAATGAGGTTCTTCTTTTCCGGGAATTCCTGAAACACGAACGTAATTGAAAATATTAAGTCTTTCGAAATTGGCCATAATCTTTGCCCATCGGTCTTTTCTTGAGTCGAGATTTATAACATAAATTTTATCAAATAATGTATTGAACTTAATTGCATTTGATAATTGCGATGATGCGCTTAACTCGAAATAGTCATTTGTTATAGTTTTTGCATGATTAAGACTAATCTGGGCAATTGACAAATAAATAGAATCAAGGTAATCCATGTAATATTATTATAATGAAAATTAATTATAATATATAATAATATATGTCAGTTCCAAAAACAGATATAAATAAAGGCATTGGGACTGAAACTGGAACTAGGACTGAAACTGGTTCTGGAACTAGGACTGAAACTGGTTCTGGATATGGTTCTAGTTCTGGGTCAGGGACAAGCATTTATGTATCTTTAATATCTGACTGGAAAGAAAAATTTAAGCATACTGTAAATGACTTAATTGCACTCAAAGAAAAAACTGATGTTGAATACGTTAGATATAATACTATGCTAATAGGTCAATCTAATTATTTAACACAAATTACCGAAAATAAATGGAACATTCGCGAACAAGGGTTAATAACAAAAGCAATGGGCAAAATATCTGATGATAATTTTGTTCAGGATTTACAAGATATTGCTAAGAATAATAGCGAACTTGCGCAATTACAATATGAAAAAAAACAACATGAAAAAATGATGAAGAACCAGGTATCAGGAATATCAGCAACTGTTGCCAATGAGTTATACGACTCTATCTTAATAAAGATAGCATTAATTGAAGATAAAAATAAAAAAATACAGTCAGATATTTTATTAAAAAAGCAAACCATGGCCGTAGAAAAGGTAAACCGCGATTTAATTGACAAAAAATTGACATTATTAGAAGAACAACAACATGAAAACTCTGCTGCACTCGCACGGTATAAAAAATTCGAATCAGACATGCAAGATTTTAATAATTCTTTGCAACGGGTTCAAAGTATAATAATAAGTATAGGAGTTTCATTCACAAATCGAATAAACGCAATCAATGAGAGTATAACCCAAAAATTAAACGAACTAACGCGATTGCAAAAAGAATTGATTAGTTATGAAAACAAGTATCCTAAGCAAGGCACTGATGAATACGCTTTGCGATTGTTTTTGAAGTTTAATGATATTGTCAGAATAAACAAGCCAATTGCACTAACAAAGTTTTCTAAAAAAATATCAAATGGGTGCGAAAAACCGTTTGAACCTAAAATTTTCCAAACTATGTTATCTAATTTAATGGACCCTACCGTTGGAAAAGGAAACGGCCTTTTGGTTTATCATGATGTCGGAACTGGAAAAACTTGCACTGCATTGATATTTATTCAGACCTATTATTTAAATCTAATTGCCGAATACGATAATGATTTACTTGAGTCAAAAAATATTGACAATGCAACCCTTATGCAAGATTCACGGCGCAAGCGCATGAAAGAACTGCCTACTGCTTTGGTATTAGTTCCTACTGCGGGCATTATGCAGGCGTTTAAAACGGAACTTATAAAAGGATGTGTGCTTGATCGATTGCCGAAATTGTTTATGTCTGATTTGTTTGTTGAAAGAACTATGGCTAAAAATGTAACCACAACTGAATGGAATCTCCTGCATCCTATTAATAAAAAAGAAATTTTGCGTGTTGTTTTGCATGTTATGCAAAATGATTTGGAAAAGCGCTACCATGATATGTGGTCTGGGGTCTCAAATGGCGCTGCTGTTGGTGGTTCATCAAAGCGCAATTATTATGGAGGTGCTGATGATGTCGTCAATGATAATACTGAAACTATTATAAAAACCCCTGAAGTAGAATCTGGCAATGGCGCGGATATATCGGAAATCAAACAAGATAATAAACCTAATCCAAAAAAAGAAGAACATAAACCTAACCCAAAAAAAGACGACAATAAACCTAATCCAAAAAAAGACGACAAAAAGGTTGATAATCCGCAAAATAAATCTAAACCAAATAGTGAAACGACACAACAGAAAAATACCTCGCCTCATGCAAAACAGCAACAATCCGAAAAGAAAAAATCACCAATAAAGAATGCAAGTGCCCTTGAAAAGGCATTGACGGCGCAATTAGACAAAACAGACAAAACAGACAAAACAGAAAAGAAAAAATCACCAATAAAGAATGCAATCGCCACTGAAAAGGCATTGACGGAGCAATTAGACAAAACAGACAAAACAGATAAAACAGAAAAGAAAAAATCACCAATAAAGAATGCAAGCGCCATTGAAAAGGCATTGACGGCGCAATTAGACAAAACAGATAAAACAGATAAAACAGTAATGAAGCAACAACAATCATTAGAAAATAGCCATAAAGAAGATGAAATAAATCAGACTAAGACCAAGACTACAATTACAACTACAACTACAACTAAAACTAAACCTAAAACCCATGATGCAGAAGATTCAGGCATCATGCAAATTTCAGAATCTATTCTTCCAAAGAATGGCATAATCATTGTAGATGAAGCGCATAATATTACCAATGCGGAAGGAGTGCAAACATCGGCACAAGGAAAACGCAGGGTTTTGGAGTATGCGCAATTATTATCTAAGACAAAACTGCCTGTTATGTTGCTTACCGCAACGCCGGTTATAAACGAAGAGTCGCTTTTAGACTTATTTTTACTATTAGATATTGTGCGCGACAAAAAATTGAAACCGCTTACAGACCGAATATACGATAAATCTAATTATGAAGCCCGCAATGCGGCATTAATTGCGAAATGGATGAAATTTGACAATTATTCTCGTGACTGGGAATGGCTACCAAATAAAGAAGATGAATTTTATAAAACAATATCCGGATACATTAGTTATATGACATTGAAAAACGATCCACAGGTTTATCCTCGTATTAAAGAGGTTGAATTAGTTGCTGTGCCACAACCAACGTTGCCTTTGCACGGAAACGTCGAATCATTTAATCCGGAAGATAATAAATATATTGTAGATACTGACAAAAATAATAGAAAATGGGATCTATTGAAAGACCGTTTATACAACAACGAAAAACACGTCATTTTTTCTCCTAAAAAATCATACAAAAAAATATTGCATGGTATAACCTATTTATTTGCCGGCACACACGTTGATTTTTCGTTATTAGATTATGTAAACATACATAACGCCGCATTGATTGATACCGAAGATTGGATAAACAATTGGTTTGAAAGCAACAATAAAATGTTAAGGTATTGCTACTTAGGTGCAATAAATGCGGAAGAGTCTCCCGCATATATTAGGAATAGGTTTACCGCATATTTAAAATTGTTTAATGACGAAAGAAATAAGTATGGGCAATATATCCAAGTAGTTATTATAACCGCCGAATCCAAAGAGGGCATTAGTTTTTACAACCTAAAGAATATGCATATATTGCAACCCCCGCCAAATCGCCAAAATCTCGAACAGGTATTAGGTAGAGCATTGCGCTTTTGTTCATTTAAAACGTATTCTAAAAACCCTGTAAACTGGAATGTAAAACTACATATTTATATCTCTTCTGATTCCGAAGATTTTATTTATAAAAATAGATTGGATATTATGAGTTATGAATATGGCGCTACTGAATCAGAATCTCGCGATACACCTACAGATTTAGCACTAACCGCATTTAAACGTGGCGCCGTAGATTGCTTATTATATCAAAACTTAACAAATGTGCGCAGTTGTTATTCTGTATACTCGGGCAACTCAGGTATTAGTAGCCATGAAAAGGCGAATGGGCTTTGCACAAGTCTTATAGATAATACATTACTTGTAGTTCCCGAAGATAAGTTGCATTTCGCAGATTATTGCGCGAATGAATTAGGCGGAGTGCCAGGCGGGACATATTTATACTCAGAAAATGACGCAGAAGTATTTTTATATCTAATAGAACATGAATACGAATCTGTGCCATTACCTGATATTAAATTTTTACTCGAAACTAATACACACATTAGGAATAAGACTGATTGGCGGAAGAAAGACCAAGAAATCCCGTTGGTTGAGCGTATTAGACGATATTATCAACAATTGCGCATGAAATTCGGGCCAAATTTTTTGTTTGGTATTAAATGGGATGGCGAAGATTATCCATACATTGTAATGACGCCACTTGTTAAACCATCAGTTGTTATAGATCGCATTAGGGCAAGCCCACGAGTAATAGGAAATGCATTATTGCATTTATTAAATCATAAAAGAAGTCTTAGCGATCCAGAAATAATCGAATCAATTGACGCAAAGGTTAAGGTTAAAAATATTTTGCCTACAAAAACGGCAGAATACGAAAAAGAATTACGCGATATTTTGGTTAAATTACGCGCGCTTGAAAAAGAAAGCAAATATATTGTTGAAGATAACATAAATACTTTGCAGAAATTCGAACGTATAACCCCGCCACCAAAGATATGATTATAAATGTAATTATAAACGTAATTGTAATTGAAAATATATTAATAATAATATAATAACAATGGTAAAAAATATTACAGGTGGAAACAAAGCAAAATCTATTTCGCGATCAAAGATAGGCAACAAGAAGCATAAGGCTTTTAAAGCGCCTAACTATGATTTAGATGATGTAATTGGAAAAATAACAAAAAGTTTAGGCAATGGGCGGTTTGAAGCAAAGTGTTTTGCTGAGGGCATGGTGCAAGATATTAACTGTTCTGTTCCGCGTAAGATTAGAATAGGTATTAATGATTTGGTAATAATAAACGTATTGCGAGATAATAAAAAGACACATGAAAGCCTTGGTTATATTATTTATAAATATGAACCAGAACATTATTCGACTCTTAAAGATTTTGATATTGATTACATTAAAGAAAACAAATTAAGTAGGCCCGATATTATTAAAATTTTGAAATATGAACAACAAGATCGAGCCCACGAAGCAATAGCAGAATTATTTGATGATCTTGCAACTATTCCTACCAAAAGCGATGTATTTGCGGATATTGATGTAGACGATATATAAATATATTATAATATAATAATATATATGAAAACACTAATAACCGCTGATTCTTTGGTTTGGTTATCAAAACAAAAACAACTATCTAACGTAATAACCGGCATACCAGATTTAGATGAAACGCCTTTTACATTAGAAGAATACCTTGATTTTTTTAAGAAAATAGTCGCTTTGATATTTAAAAAATTAGACAAAAACGGCTACGCAATTTTTGTGCAAACTGATCGTAAATATAATAAAACATGGATTGACAAAAGCGCTATTATTACTGAAATCAGTCAAAAATTCGGGCTTAAAATTATATGGCATAAAATTGTTTTAAATCGTTTGCCTGGCAAGATTGATTTATATCGCCCGACTTATTCACATATGCTTTGTTATAGTTATTCCAATACAACAGGCGCTGCGTTTTGCGATGTAATTCCTATATCTAAACGGTTATACAAAAATGGCACTCCTTTATTACCGGCAAAATTGGCTGTTGAATTTATAAAAAAATATAACCCGGAGTGCATTGTAGATCCATTTATAGGGCGCGGAACAATTGCCGCAATTGCGGTTCATTATGGGCTTGATTGCATAGGGATTGATATCGATCCTGATCAAATTAGATATTCCCAGGATATTATTATAACCGATGAATTAATCCAATTATAAACAACATTATTAAAATAATAATAATGGACGTCGACGAAATTGTTTCACTGTTGCGTGAAGAAGGCGCAAAGCGTGGGTTTAGTGCCGATCAGATAAACAAGACTATCAAACAAATAAAGAAGGGAAAAATTAACTTAGAAAGCCTTGCGCCAATGCTTGCAAATAAATTTACTAATAATTTTGCGAGTAGTGAAACCCCAACAAGGGCAGAGTTGCAACAACGGTTAGCAAACAAAATAAAAGATTCACGGGTTGCGCGGGCAGGCAAGGCATCTGCTTTGAAAAATAAGAATAATGATGGGGAAACTAAAGACCAAGAACATAATGCACAGACTAAGTCAAATTCAAATTCAAAATCAAAGCCAAAATCTAAATCTAAATCCGATAAAAAGCGCCTTAATAAGATTGCAAAGAAGTATGGCGAAATTGCCTCAGAAACATATATTGAATCTATAACCTATATTAAGCAATTATCTACAAAAGAAGGCAATCTTACTGAGGCTGAAGTTCTTGAAAAGAATAGACATAACAATATTATTAAAATATACGAAAAACAAACTACTAATGAAACTTTTGTTATAAATAAATTTGATGATGATGCCGATGATGACGTTGAAGTGAATTTTGATATTTAATCAAAAATATGTTAATTATAACCAATAATGCCAATTAAACAAATAATAATATTTGTTTAATTTTTATTATAAAAATATTATTATTTGTGTTATGTGTTGTGTTTCATTGTTATTGTGCAAAAATTCTAACTACATTAATGTTGTCATTATTAATGATCTGGTTGTTATTAACATTATTGTTAGTATCATCTTCGGTTGTATTTTCTACATTTATTTGTGGTATAATATTATTCTCTAATAGATTAATATCTACATTGGTTGGAATTGGTGTATTATTCATGTTTTCGTTTTCATTATTTGCAATACCATTCTCGTTTGTTTCGTTTATGTTTTCGTTTTCGTTTTCATTATTTGCAATACCATTCTCGTTTGTTTCGGAATTTAGAGGTTCAACTTCTACAGTATTTTCAGATGATTCGACAGTCATAGTTGTGCCTAAGTCTTCATTTTCGTATTCCTCTTCTTCTTCTTCGCAACTTTCATAACCATAAATATTGTTCGCATCATCATCATCATCATCGTCAACATCATCGTCAACATCATCTTTGGCATAACTCGGAACAAAACGATCCAAAATTTTAATATAATCGGCAAGCCACGGCAAATCAAACATTTTCAAACGTATCAAAAACGCCTGTTTAAAATGCTTACGTTTTTGTAAATAACAAATATTCTCAAGAACAAGGCGCGCCATTACGTTAATAATAAAATTGCTAACAGTTTTAGAATCGGTTGTTTCAGATAACCTTATCAAGAAGATCATATTTTTGATAAAATCGGTTGATGGGGTTTTGATATGTATTACATTCAAAGAATGTTCAGTAATAAATAAAGTATTGCGCTCCAATACATCAACAATGTATTCTTTATTCTCATCATATTTACTTCTTATTATACTAATACTATCAGTAATCTCTTTTTTGTTAAACATTTTAATAAGATATTTTTCAGAATGGATTTGGCTTTCAATGCGAATATAATGTCCAACAACACCTACAAAGTTTAAACACAATAAGCCTAATGTCATGTAAACAAAATCATAAAACATTATATTATAATATTAATGACATTGTCTTTTTTAAATACATATTTAATATTTGTTTAATTATATTGCCTCCATTTCTTTTTACATAACAAACACGTAATAAAATTTGTTGTTCCTTCATCGCAAGATCTGGTTTGCATTTGATAATAGACGCATTCATTCTTTTTGCATCGCGAACATGTAAACAATGTAGTTTTTGCCGATTCAAGATCAGATACAAAAACTGCTGTAATTGTTGCACTTTCTTTGTTATCGTAAAAAGCCCATTGTTTAGGCGCCATATCTCTAAAACTCATATTAACTAATTGATATGGTTCAATAGATTTGTCTTTTATTTTTTCGATTATATATGTATTATTTACATAATTGTCCTCTTCGAGATTTGCCATTATATGCATTAGTTTATTTGTGTAAATATTCTTAAATATCCGCGACATAGTTGTATGTCCGTTCTTATTTGCATGCGAGCATGAATATCCATAAATATGTTCTTCTAATTTTTTTATTTGTTCTGGTTCTATATAAAGCAACCCCGCAAGCCGTTTTTCGGCATTTAATCTATACTCCGGAATAATTTTTTTAACCTTTATTTTTGTTGACATATAATTATGTTTTGATTATTATATTATGTAATATTATTTTTCAATTACATTATTATTTAATGTAATGTAATGTAATGTAATTGAAAAAATCTCAAAGATAATTATTAATGAATTATAAGTTATGGAATCATGCAAACCTGAAACAGAAAGTGCGATTACTGAAATACTTTCTGATGCAAATATTTTTGTTAAAGTTAATCCTGATTTCATGGACACACCAATTGCATATTCAATGGCATTGGCATTTCCCGCCAATCGCGACTTTTATCGCGAAATAAGGGATAACGTCATGAACATTATAATAAGATTATGTCTTAAGCATGAATACCTTGACTATGTTATTAAGTTTTCATGTGGCGAAACCATCAGTCCTGATAAATGCAATATTAGTATAAAAAAAACCAAGAAAATAAAAAGGCATTGCCGAGAGATAAAAAGGATGAATGATTTTATAATGATGAGATCAACCGATATAAAATTATGTATCCAAACAAAATGTTCTTGTATAAATACCGGGCTTCTTTTTTTGTTTAAATTAAAACAACATATTGAAAATGTTTGTATACCTAAGTTCCAAGAAGAAGAAGCAGAGATTCGCCGGATTACGCAATTATCTGATGATGCACTTAAACGTAGTTTTAATAATGACAATATTGCATCAATCAAAAAATTGCGCAAGAAAAGCGACAAATTTATTGCACGGGCTGAAGAGTTATCTTCTATAGCGGATTATAACTATTATACCATTGAACTATTAAAACGAATATATTTGCGCGAGTTAAACAAAATAATATCTAGTTATTAACAATTATGAAAAGCATGTCGCGCAGTCCATTCTTTTGCGGTTATACAGTATAATGCCGGATTCGTATCTAATATATTCGCAATTTCGGCTTCTAATGGATCTGCACTATTTGGTTCTGACAGCAAAGAACTTAGACTTAACAATACTTTGCTTAATGTAAGAACTGGCGACCATTTATCTTTTAGGATATCAATGCAAATAGAACCATGCCTGTTTATATTAGGGTGATATATCTTTGTTTCGCATGTTATCATTGGTGGCGAAAATGGATAATCCTTTGGAAACAAAATCGACAAATTAAACTTTCCTCCGTGGTATGGCGTCCCTTCTGGGCCAATAATATGCCCTCGCCATGAAAAATAATCGGGTTGTTCGCGCAGGACGCCATCGATAATTATCTTGTCGAGGCATGGTTCTGCAAAGATACCGGATGAATGGTGATGATCTGCAATTAATTCTTCATGATCTTTTTTAAGACGCGCTAAGGTGCGGGACATATAACTTGAATTGTTAAATATTATTTAAATGTGGGGATTAATTATACTATTTATTATTTACACGGTTGAAATAATCATCAAATCCAATTCCTCTTCCTTTAGGAATTTTTCTTGCTAATAGGCCCTGGCTTTGACTAATAATATTATTAATTGATGTAGTTAAATTAGTTTCATTATCTCTAGGATACTTTGATGTATCACTCCATGCAGTTTTTAAAGGGTTAATTATTCCATTTCTTCTGTTTTTTTCTGCTTCAGGAAGGGCTTTAGTCCCATCTGCTGCGCCTGTCCCAGAAGGGGTTGAAACTGCTATACCTAACCATTTTTTTACAACTTCTGGTGTATTAATGCCGTTTTTAGATAACATTGCCACAATAATTCCGTCAGGAACATTACTTGCGTTATCAATAATTTGTTTATATAAATTAGTATTTTTGATTTCAGAATCTACAAATTTATCTAATTCCGCTTTGCGAACTTGTGATGACTTTGCTTTTAAATTATCTAAAATATCTTTCCATTCTGTTACATTAATTACAGATGATTGATCTATTAGTTTCTGTTCTATACCATTCTGTGGAATAGACCTTCCTCCTGGCGTAATTAGTGGATTTGGCGATGATAATTGGACACTTTCCGAACCAAAATTTTGGAATGGTGTGGCTCCGGTGGTTTGCGGTTGTCCAATGCCACTGCCATTGGCATTGCCGGTGCTAGTGCCAACATTAAAACCCCTTTGCGCCGGCATTGGCATCTCCTTTCCAGTATTAGGATCGCGTGTCTTGCCAGTATTTGGGTTATATATAATTTGCACTTCACCTGGCGCAAGGTCAACTTGTTTTGCGACTTTCAATAAATCTTTAATTTTGCCCACTTTAACCGCACTTGACACGGCGGATTTACGCATAGTATCTATTCCATACTTCGCGACTTTTGCGGACAATTGCGCCTTTTCTGCATCAGCAGTGCGCAATTTTTTGTTTAACTCTTTGATCTCATCCATATATTTTTTTACGTTTGGCGAAATTGATGAAACTTGTGCCGTTTGTGTTCGTATTTTTTTGACACTTTCGCCAATTTTGCGCTCCAAATCGATTAGGGGATACTCCAAAGATGTTTTATTTTGGGCGCAGTTTAATTTTTCTAATTCGCGTATAGTTTCTATATAGTCATTAACCAACGTAAGAACATTGGTTCCGCCTGTGTCATTTGATTTACTTGCAGACCGCAAAGTTGTTTTATACTTTTTTATAGCATCTACATATGTGTTATACTCTTCACGTAGATTGATGTTTATACTTTGAATTGGTGTCTGTTCTAAATATTTTTGTTGGCGTTCCAGTTCTTCGATTTTGTCCTCTATTGACATATCATGATCTGTAGGATGCATTTTAGTTGAAAACCAACTAAAAATGCTACCTGCACTTTGTTTTCCTGATCCGCGTTGTGGTTTTACACGGCTTGGTATGCATTCATTATCTGATTTTACAGAAACTATAGCGCGGTTTAAATTTGTCAAACCTGATTCGCCCATGTTTATACTTTGCAATGCTGCCATTTTTTCGTCATATCTAAACTTTGCCGATATATAATTATTGTATCCTTTTATAATATCTCCGGGATTTGGAATAATATTAAGAATGGACATGTCTTGGTATTTTACGATTTTTTCGTATAAATCATTCAATTTATTAAGCAACTCGCGAGAGGATTTTCGAGACATTAATATATAATAATAAATTATTTTATATTAAGTTTTCATTACTTAGCGTTTCATTGCATTAAGTTTTCATTACTTTGCGATTCATTGCATTAAGTTAACATTGCATTAAGTTAACATTGACATCCCATTTCTTTATTATAATTTTTGTCAATTGCAATAGCAATAGGACATGATGGCGGGCATTGCACAAAAGTGCCATCCGGCATTGTCCCGCATTCAAGTTTGCATTCATTGTTTCCCTCAAAATACGTAATAATTTTGCTTTCATTCTTTATATTAGTTATATTTTTGATATTAGTTTTGTTTTTGGCATATCGAAGTATATTTGTGCGGTTATACCAACCAAAACCAATCATTATGATTGCAATTATTATTATTATGATTATCATATAATATAATATATTATAAAGTTCCTTCATTATAATCAAACGCCGATGTTCCTATTATGTTTTCTACATTGCTATTTTTCAAATTGTTATGCATCTCTGCACTACGCTCTGACCATGACAATGCGTCTGGTTTCCCGGTGCTTTTAATAAATTGGTTTATTTCAGTAGACTGATCGCCAAAATTTGCGCTATGCTCATTATCTAAGTCATCGTTATACGCTTTAAGCGTATTTATATTTGCAGGTATCTGCGTCTGCAGAATAACGGCATTTGATGGCCCCGATTGAGAATTATGCGCATTATTTTCATCTTTGCTTTCAGGTCTAGTAGTCATTTTTATATTTGTAATCCCGTTAAGTTTAGTTGGTGCCAAAGCATTTGGTTTTAGTATAGGCTCTACAAGTTTAACCTTAACCTGCCTCATTTTTTCTTTTATATTTTCAAAATTAACGTTGCTAATAGTATCAACAAAGTTTTCTGTATTTGATGCGGCAAATAATAGTATCATGGATACTATTATTAATAACATAATAATCGTTGAGTCCATATATTTATAATTATTATAATAATTTATTATTTTGATCTCCATCATCATTCAATATTTTACGCTTATAAATATAATCTTTTATTAATTGCATAATTTCGGTCAAAGTTGTGGGCATTATTATGTAGGAGGTATAAATGTTATAATCCAATAATTGCAATATTTTTATAATACCTTCTTTTTCAAGTATCCCGCCCCCAAAGATATTATTGCCATGACAATAATATAATGCACAAGATATATATATGCACGAGAATTCAATGCCTACTTGATGAAATTCGGGATCTTTGCAATATATCATATCGTATAATACAAAGGAATGCATTATAATCTGATACGATAAATTGTTATCTTGTCCTATATGATAAATCTTTTGTAATTCAAATAATCGCTCTTGTCTGTCTGAATACTTAAATTCTAATATGTCAGGAACAAAAATGACAGGAACAAGCATTGGCATATGTTCAATCAATGCAAATTTTTCGCGAATTGTCTTTATATCATATCGCCATTCAGGATTTGGTATAAGCATATGAACTATTATATCAAAAAGCGCCGGGCATTCATGAAGTTGCGCAAATCGCTCTGGATTATCTGGTCTTATAAAAAGCCCTTTTAATATATTTTTTGTGGCCGTTAATTGTTCTTGACGTGTAAGACTTTTAATTTGCGCGAATAATTTGTTCATAATACAAACAAAACTGTCTTCTGCTACAAAAATAATTATTCGCAAAAATACTAAGCCCATTGCCCATATATCGGCTTTATTTGTATATCGTGCTTTTGAATGTATTTCGGGCGCGCGCCAATACCAGGTATAAATCTCATGGCATTGGCTTATGCATACCGATGGCGAATAATATCCTAAATTTGCAAGCCCAAAGTCAATTATTTTTACATCATCAGGTGTATTTATTAATATATTGGCTGGTTTAATATCGCCGTGTATTATCATCATGTTATGCAAAGCAGACATTGCATTTATTAATGAACCAATTATTTTTAGTTTGTCGCACATTGTCATATGTTTGAAATTAACATTGTTTAAATTACCTTCGTATTTTTCCATATAAATTTTATTTGGTTTAATTTTGTATATTTTGACAAATAAATCTGAGTGCCCTTTGGCGCAAATGGCGCGATAAATCGCAATTTCTTTTATTGTTGTAAAATATAATGCATCGTGTTTATAAATCTTTTTGACTATACTCGCTGTTTTTGTTTGCTTTATTATTCCATATGTCCCTTCAAACTGACTGGTTGTTTTTATTTGTTTTTGCGACATAATATAAAATATGATGAATATTATAATTAATTATAATGCAATGTAATATTCATCATATTTTATTTATTAATTAATGAATTATTTTGATAATGCTTTTAATACATTGGTTGCACGTGCAAAATCTGTGTCCCAATTACGGACATATTTGTGTTGCATGAGTTGCCAATGATTGCGATTTACATTATAAAAAACATAATAAAATGGTATTACTCCGTCAATAACTTTTATATTATTATATGACAACATACATTTATCATTATAAGTCATAAGCAAAGCAAACTGAATATCCCCCAATAATTTTAACATAACTATAAAATCATCTGTTGTGGAAAATATGCCATTTTTATTTATATGTTCCGCATATTGGGCAAATGTATTACTAAAATCGCCATTTTGTATGATATCATTTTCATTAAACAAAGGATTTATTTCTTTTTTTAATGCATTATTTGCGCTAAATTTGATATAAGCATCTTTAAGTAAATCCCGCAATGGTTGAATTTTTTTAGTTATATCAACATCTGTTCCATCGTCATCTTTGTTATTATAAATCTGTGCAATAGCAGCAAAACCACAGTTGCCATCTCCGCGAGAGTTATAATATTTTGCCTTGTCAAATTTAAACTTTTCAGATAGGCTTATATTAGTAGGATCTATTTCATCATTGATTACAATAATTTCATACGTAAGAGCAGCCAAATCATCCTCTGCAACACCAGTATGCTTGTCTGCGAGAAACTTTGTTGATGCATTCGCATATGATTTATCAGAGGGTTTAATTGCAATTGTTGGCACTGGCGGTTTTATTATATCTATAATAATATCAGATATGACAATATCTGATGTATCTTTATTTATTGCTTTATCCTTAGCCTTTATTTTTATAGCCAACTCTTTTTTGGCTTTAAACGTATCAAGTGCACTTGTTTTTTGTGTTCCGCAAATTATATCAGTATAAATAATTGCCGCCGTGATTTTAGTCCGGTCTTTTTCGTCAAACAAGATTCGTTCCTTCTTAATATATGAACGAATTGCCTGCATATGTTCGGTCTTAATCCATACGTCTTTTATACAAGCATGGACTAATGTTTCGAAAATCGTTTTATACTTATTTGTCATTTTAAAATCGCCTGATTTTGCAAATTCTTCTATTTTTGCTTTTCTTTGCAAAAATATATTTGGCTTTCTATAACATGAGCGTATGAAGTCGTTTTTATCGTGTTCTTCAGTGGTTGTTATAATATTATCTATTGGGTTATCGCCTTCTTTGGCATAAATATAACTTGGAAGATGGAACGTTATAAACTCATCGCCCAATTCCGCACATTTAGTAATTTGCATACTAAAAAAATCGCATGCACTACGATATGAAGTTAATAAATTGCCGTTTTTGTTTATGAAATCATTAATTTTAACATCTTTTGCGAAATTACCTAATAACTCTTTGGTGATTAATTTGGTATCGTGATCTTGTAGACTCGGCGCCTGTTCAAATAGGCCTTTTTTTGATTTATTGACATATGTTTCAAGTTGGGCTTCTTTTGTTTTAAGTGATTTTTCTAATAACTCTTTCTCGCTTTTTAATGTGTTAAGTTCTGCAAAAAAAGTTGTTGCATCTAACGTAGTTGCGGGTGCAGCAACAACAGGAACAGGAACAGGAACAAGCATTACAATATATATAATTATAATTGAAATAATTATAATATAATATAAACTCACCTCATCATAATGAGCAATGCATTAGAAGCATTTCTTGCAAAAAATATTAATAAATTTGACAAAGATATCAATAAAATCGCGGATAAGTTAGCACAAAAGGAATTTAAAAGAATATGCAAAAGTGCGGAACATGATGCGATTATGCACGAAAGTAGTTATGTAATTCCTACGATTAGCGAATGCTTAGATATTGTCCAGAAGAAAACAATAAAATTAAAGAAAACATAAGTCGAGACTGTCATGCATCAAGTCTGTTTAATGTAATAGTGTCAGATAATTCAATGTATTTGTTTACAAGCATTAATTCCTTTGATAGGCCTTCTTTGCGCAATTCTGGATTATTAAACAAAGATAAGTAGCCTTTATTAGATAATAAATATTCGATATCCTCTATTATAGGCAATAATAAATCCCGTTCAAAGCACTTTTCGGTTTTTAGCAATATTTTCAAAGAAAGGCCAATGCGGATTTCAGGGTCTGAATACCTCATTTTTTCTTTATTAGAATAAATGTATGCAATTAAATGTTCGGAATTTTCTATAATAAGTTCATTAGAAGCGGCGTCGATTCCGCGGGTTTCGGTTGAATAGCCGTAATTCATATAACAGATATAAATTATTTAAATATGCTAATTGCGACGCGATGGATTAGATTTAGTAATCTTGCTAATAATTAAAAGACATCAGACAAGTATCATCGCGCCAACAAAACCCATATGATGTTTCAATTATAATCATCGCGAATGTTAAGCCAAAGAAATATTGAATGCATTAATGTTCGCTTATATCTTCTTTTTTATCAGGAATAATCCCCAAATGAATCAATGCAACACGTGATGCCTCTTGTTCCGCATCAATTTTTTTCTTGGCAGTGCCAATGCCGATTATCATTCCGCGATCATCCGAAATACTTATTGTATGAATGCGATTGTTTGTAGGGCCTTTAATCTCTTCGATTTTCCATTCTGGAAACATGCCTTTATAACATCTCTGAAAGTAATGTTGCAACTGGTCTTTATAATTGTCATTAGTGTTAATCATATGCACTAAATCTAACTCAGTTTCAAGGACAGAAATTATAAAACGCTGACATATTAAGAAACCATTGGATTTATTAATATTAACCAATCTTGATAATTCGCGATGGCGTTTATTCATTGTGATATAACACCGTAATTCCTCTTTGTTCATTTCCTCGTGATCTTTTTCATAAGATGATATTTCTGCCGATAATTTTGTTAATTCAGATACATTAACTAGCCAATCAGGGCATAATGGCGCACATCCGCCATTATCTAAAAATAAAGCCCCAATAAAAGACTCAAATAAATCCTCTAATATTCGGACATTATTGCGCCCATTTTCGTTTTCGACATGTTGCGATAATATTATGAATCGCCCGAGTCCCATCTTTTTGCCGAGCATTCCGAGCGTTTTACTTCTAATAATTTTAATTTTTAATTGTGTTAAAAACCCTTCATTTTGGTCTTCAAAACGAGTAAAAATATACGTTCCTGTTATACATCCCAGAATGCAATCACCTAATAGTTCAAAACGTTCATTAGACACTTCTTTTTCATGCATAGTTAATTTTGCACTTCTATGAATGAAACAGTTTTGATAAATAGATAAATTGTTTACTTTAATGGGAATTCCGCGAGTATGTAATATTTCTTCTATATCGGCCTTTGTTATAGCAATATTTTTGCTGTTTTCTTTTGTTAATAACTCTATTGACATGTTTTCTTGTTATGATATTATAATATAATAATTTCTAAATCAATTTAGGGCATTCTCTGCATTATCTGCATTTATCTCTGCATTATCTTCGGAATGCTGTGCATTTATTTCAGCATTCTGAAACTTCGCAAGAATCGCATCTATTTTTTCGATTTCGTTATACAACCGCATGCGTATTTCATAAAGGTATGGTAATTGAGACACTGCAATTTCGGCGTTTAAACTCTCTTTTAATATTTGCATACATCGTTTTTTTTCTATTTCAAGAATAATTTCTTGTGGGACGTTTGTATCATTATATAAACTTATATCCGATTTTTTTGATAATTCAATAAATAAGGAACAAAACGAATTTTCGTTTATACCTATTTCGTGCAATCGCGCTAAGTTTAACAAAGTGGTGTTAATATCCGCGATATTGACCCATTGCAACAGCAACGCGTTTTGAGCGTTCGGTTTTTGTTTGTCAGTATAACTAATTTTTACATTGTTATTAGCAAAGAAATATGAACTATTATCATTATTGTCATAATTTTCGTTATCTATACTAATATTATATCTCCCTTTTTGTATCCATGCAAAAACTGGCTGTTCAAATATTACCTTTGGTGCACGTATAACCTCCGCATATGTTTTTTTGTATTGTTTTAACGATTGTAAAAAATCAAACTCATTCATTATCTTAATTTTTGAATATAATATTCTTATTATATTCTTATTATATTTGAATATTATATTCTTATTATAATATAATGTTTATAGATTATTCAAGTAATAATAACACCGCAAGGTTAGTTTCACATAAAAAAGGCATTCTTATTCCACAGAATAACTCATTATGTATTCTCGCGGTTCAGAATAAAGCAATAATTACATCAGGGGCTTTAATAGAAGAACCTTTTTTATTAGAAGCAAAAGAAAAATACGTTATTAGTGTAGATGCAGAAAGGTTAAATGTAGATTCAAAGCCGTTTATTTATGACGGATTCGACATTGATACAAGAATAAGCATAACCGACCGCAAAATATATGAAAAAGGAATTGTTGTTGATGTAGATACCTTTGCACGCTTTGGCGTTTTATTGAGTGGTTATTCTACTAATAACGGTGCAATTATATATTCGATATCAATATCTAAAACGAATGATGTAAATTATGCCAAACTAAATGCTTTTGACGAAATTGCCGGAAATAAAATGTTTACCGGAACTGTCGATTTTTTATCTGGTCTACATGTTGCGAGTTTTACTGATGAGCAAGGGATTACAGGTAATATAAATACACATATTTCGATGGGCATAACTGGAGACATGGGCGCAACTGGAAGCACGGGCGCGACTGGAAGCATAGGCCTCATGGGTGCGACTGGTCCAATCGGTGCAACTGGTCCAATCGGGGCAAATGGGGTTATAGGATATTGTGGTATAACAGGACCAACGGGTATTACTGGAGCAATTGGGGCATCTGTTTATTTATACCTAACAAAAGAAATTAATGGTATAACTGATTTTAATGACAATGGAATAACTAATTTATCAACAATAACTTTTATAGATGGGATAAATGTTTTGTCAGGGTTCAATGATACTAATTTATTGCATAATGGCGCTATAATTTTAAACGAATCAACACCTGGAATTACTGGGTCTGCAATAATTGGTGGCATGGGATCAACTGGTCCTAAGGGATACCCTGGTGATACCGGAAGTTTAGGTGGCACTGGACCGGATGGTTCTGTTGGCCACATTGGGCCATTAGGTCCAACCGGATTGCATGGGACAACTGGACCTGATGGATTGCAAGGACAAACCGGACCTGATGGTTTGAGAGGGCCATCAGGTCCGGTTGGACCATTAGGGATGACTGGAGGATTAGGACCTCATGGAATTGATGGGTATACCGGAATTTCATTAATTGGGAATACTGGATCATCTGGTAGTATTGGGAATACTGGCAAAGTAGGAGTGCAAGGCGCACGCGGACCAACAGGACCACAAGGGCCTGCCGGGATACGAATAGGTCCGCAAGGGACACAAGGGCCACAAGGTGATAGTTATACCGGCCCGGGAAGTGTAGGGCCACCAGGAAATCAAGGACCACAAGGTGCAAATGGATTGTCTACCATAATCTCTATTTCGCCACAAATATATGCTCATAAAAAATGGATTATTGCTAATGAAACTTTTCCGAAGATTACTAATTATAATAGTAGCATCGGCGTAAAATTAATGGCCGGTCAAAATATTATAAAACCTGATTTTTATTGTCTATTAGACAACGCTGGCCATTTAACACAATATTCGTTAGGATCAACTGGAATTATTAATACTGCTAATTATGTAACCGATTTTCATGTTTACGCTATGCAAGTATTCTATATTAATAATGTTAGTAATAATTATGCGTTGTATAATTTTAATAACAATAATGGTATAACCGTAACACAATATCAACATATTGGCGCAACAGATACGAATTATATTTATTTGTATAGTAGCACCACAATATACGGGTATCCATTTATAATAACAAGCAGTTCTACAGGCACACAAATAACCGGCCCTCCATTAGTTAATGTAATCGGGATGCTTTCTACTGATTTTGGTGCACTTATTTTCGATAATACTGATAACATAAATGATCTTAAAGTATATCTAATAAATCCTGAAACAAATACTTATTCAGAATACTTTATTAATATAAAAGAATCTCTTTCAATCAATTCAATATTTTGGTATGACGGCGTTAATATTCTAGTTGCAGATGGCGCAAATATTTTCAGTATTATGCCTAATGAAGTTATTTCACATATTAACCCCGGAGACAATGTTATTGCATTTTCACAAGATACTCAGTATCTATGGCTATTAACTGATGCGAATACTGTTTGTATTTATTTTTTATATAATTATACTAGCCCAATAAAAACGCTTACATTACAAGATAAGCCATTAGCGATAACATATGACGGTATGTATCAAAACATATTATTTGATACATATGTCCAACAATATTAAATTTTGAAAATTAATTATGTAAATAATAATATATGAATGAAATAAATATTGATTATTCTACGGATAATTACATAAATAATGATTACTATTTAACCGGTTATCGAAATGCAGAATTGGCGATTTATAACAACAATCATTATGTATCAGTTGTAAGTTATCCTGGAAACAATTTAATAACACCCGGCGCAACTATTTATCCCGGATTCGCAATTAACGCAATGGAAAGTTATTTGTTAAGTATTGTTGCAGAAAAAATAAATGATGATTCTCAGCCTTTTGTTTATAACGGTTTGCCAAGCAAAGGATCTGATGTTAGGATTTACATAAATAATTATGATAAATATGAAATTATTATAAATAATGAAACCGATGCAATTATTTATCCTGGAGTTTTATTAGGCGGTTCTCAGTATTACTTAGAAACAGGTGTTAAGATTTATTCCATAAAATTGCGCAGATTGTATGACGAAAAATATATGAAACTCTTTGGCGATGAAGTAATTGCACAAGATAAATTTTTTGTTGATCCGGAAGGTGCGGGAATTACGTTTAAATCGGGAATTATAGTATCGAATATTAATGAAAATATTTTAGTAATTTATGGACCAACTGGACCAAATGGACCTGATGGTCCTGTTGGATTGCAAGGGGCAACTGGACAAACCGGACCTATGGGAGGAACAGGTTCAATTGGCGCAATCGGTGCAACTGGTGCGACTGGTGCAACTGGAAAAAATTCATATGATGGTGCAACTGGTGCAACCGGTGCAACTGGTGCGACTGGACAATTTTCTGGTCAGATAACGGGACCGGTTGATTATAAGAATTGGGGAATTACCGCTCTTGACTCTATTGGAATCAATAACGTTAATATTACCGCATCTGGTTCTGATTTATTAGTTAATACGAGTATAATCCTAACTACTGACAATTACATTGATATTTTAGAACAACGGATAAATGTAGGTGCTACTGGCCCAAGAGGCCCAATCGGGCTAACAGGACCTAATGGGCCAATCGGGATAACAGGTCCAATTGGCATGACAGGCTCAATTGGCACGACAGGCCCAAACGGTCCAATTGGTCTGCGCGGGCCACCCGGATCATTAGGACCAACCGGGCCAATTGGTCCAAGAGGGGGCACAGGCCCAAGAGGGGGCACAGGCCCGGTTGGTCCAATTGGGCAAAGGGGTCCAACTGGGAGGCCCGGCCCATTGGGTGCAAAGGGGCCAACCGGACCACTAGGGGTTATAGGTCCAACTGGAATGACAGGACCAAGGGGCGGAACAGGTTCAACCGGACCAACCGGCCCGCTTGGCCCAGCAGGTCCGATAGGGAATACAGGACCAAAAGGAATTCCCGGTGTTCAAAGTCAAGGACCACAAGGACCACAAGGACCACAAGGCCCACAAGGAAATGATAATGGCCGTTGTATTGCCAAACAAAGAAACAATAAAGAAGTAATGCAAGGATGGAATACATTTTATGGAAATTCTATGCCTATTGCATATGGGTTATGTAGGTATAACGGCGATACTGATGTCGGATCAAATCCGATGACACATTTAGTAGGCGGTAATTTAATAATATATGGAATTATACCAAATTTTGGCTCGGGTTTTTTCTTATCATATATTGACTTTAGAAACGGTTTAAATAGTAATACCATTTATGTATCGCAAAATCCTGTGATATGGTCAGGTGTTGTTAATAATGATTTGGTTTTTATTAATGATGAAGAGGGAATACATATAAATAATATAGTATTAGGATTATTTGCTTATGGTTTAAGTGATAAATTTATTGTAGATGGTTCCTATATTATACAAATAACCGGATACCAAGTAAACATTTATAAATATATAAAAAGCACAAATATTATAAACACCTCGCAATTAACATTTCCTAACGATAACATTAATAACACCGGCATAATATGTATTGTAAATATGTGGACAAAAATTGTTTATTTTACAGAAACAGCAATTGTAACCTCTTCGTATTTAGTAAATGGATATACCGATAGTTCTTGTTTTACAAGTTTAACCTCGTCCGATGGCTCGGGCCATAATTTAGCATATTATATTCCAGGTTATGTTTCGTTTGCAGTATTTGATGGGCAATTTATATGGGCATGCTCTGGCACAAATACAAGCACAAGCAATTATTTATATAAAATAGAATTGAGTGCAACAACGTATACCATAACAAATAAAGCATCGATTGCCCTTCCTTTGTCTGTTGCATATTTAAACAAAAAAATATTTATACTATCATCTGATAGCATTTATTGTTATAACATTATCACTAACACAATGCAAACGCGCACATTGTCATCATTGGGATATTCTGGTTTGACATGGATTTTTACATATGATTCACATATTTTGACGCGATTCGGTGATAATTTGATAAAAATTGCATAAACAAACTTCGTTATAATACATTATAATATAATATAATATTATAGTATAATCCATGGATGACGTAGAAATTATAAATATAAATTATTCAAATCCGAGTCCATCCCCGTTTTTGTCTTCTCATAAAGGCGCAATTTTGCAATTATCATCGCCAACTTTGATAATAACCGCAAATAATGATCCAAATATAACAACATCTGGTGCGAAATTTTCAATTAATATCGTAGCACATGAAAAATATATATTTTCTGTAATTGCGGAACAAACAGTTCCGTGGGCAAAACCGTTTATCCAAAGTAGTTTGTCGCAAACTGATCGGATTTATATAACAGAAAAAAATGGGTATACCATGACAATAACAAGCCCAATTAGCAAAACTATTGAGGTATACCTATTACTTGGTTCGTCTGGCAAACGCGTTTCAGGTGCCATAAATAATGGCGGTATGGCTTTATACGACTTGACTTTTTATAATACAAGTGATTTAACATATATTAAAACAAAGGAAGCCGATGCGATTTTGGCCGAAAAAATATTTGACGATGTTGCAAATTTCAGTTCTATTAAAGCGACGAGTATAACCGATTTATCTGGCAATCCTTTGATAGAACCTGGAACAACAGGTCCTACCGGTCCAACTGGACCAATTGGCCCGATTGGACCGATTGGGTCAATTGGATCAAAGGGTTCAAATGGTCCAACTGGACCGCGTGGGAATACAGGCCCCGTTGGGCATACTGGTCCTGATGGGATACTTGGGGCAACAGGACCACAAGGTATAAAAGGGCCAACTGGTGCTTTTTTTTATGTTCTTGATGGAACTGCTTCTGTTGTTGATCATAATAATAATGATATAACTTCAGTGCAATCTATTGATAAATTAAATGTTAATGGGTCTGGTTTAATTTTCGATAATAACGTAATCATAACTACATCTAATTATGCACAATATATTCCGGGTATTACTGGAAATGTTGGGCATACTGGCGAAATAGGAATTGATGGGCCAACTGGGGGTGTAGGTCATCAAGGCAATATTGGGCAGATTGGACACATTGGACCAACTGGATCAACAGGCCCAATTGGGCAAACTGGCGCGGTTGGTTCAATTGGGCCAACCGGTGCAATAGGTCAACCCGGTTTGCCCGGTGCAATTGGTCCTATTGGACCAACAGGCCAAATAGGACCGGTTGGGGCATCAGGTCCAACAGGACCAATTGGACCTATTGGACCGACTGGATCAATTGGTTCTGATGGACCACAAGGTCTTGTTGGTGTGCAAGGATTGCGTGGTTATCAAGGCCCAATTGGTCCTATTGGAACATATGGTAGCATTGGGCCAATTGGTCCAACTGGAAATCCTGGTCCAAATGGAAGCACTGGAGCTCGGGGTGCGACTGGACCGACTGGACCGGTTGGAACTAATGATGATAATACAAATATTACAATATATGGCGGAATTGATAGGATAACAAATACGTCTTATTATTGTTATAATTATGGCAATGCAAATAATTTTATTCTGACACGAGGTATTACAGGATATATTAATAAAATTATATGGCCTGATGGCGATGCCGGTATGATAGTTAATAATAATACAGGCAATTTGATTTATGATAATAATGGCCTTATTCAATCAGACCGTGATGTGCCGCCGAGTATTCAATTCCAAGGTGATACTTTTTATATTAATCTTATTCTTGATTTTGAGTATGCAGGTAATTCTTCTTATTATGTATTAGCAACTGATGGGGCGTATACCTTGTTATTTAGTTGGTCAATTGCAGGGCCTGTCGGCCTTACAAAAGTTCCTGGATTTTCACCACAAGGACACATTACATTTAATGGGCGCAAAATATCAGTTATGACTGAGACATTTGCATATTCTTATGATGTAATTGCGGGAACTACTGGCGCATTTCCTGCAACAGGTTATTCGCTTATTACAGGTAATCCTACGTCTAATTATGGTGAATATCAAATGAATGCAAATGAATCAACAGAACAAACAATTAATCTACTACAAACTAATCCTTTCAGTAATATTCCAATAAGTGGATGGTTAAATCCAGTTAAGACACAAATAACTGTCCCTGTAAATTTTCCAACATCTAATTTAACTGTTGGAACAAATATTCTTGTAGCAACCACAGATATAATAATGTTTGATTATGGAGGTGATTTGTGGCAACTACAAATTGGCGCAGAGGTGTTTACAATAGTAATGACTGCCACAGATCTTTATAACAATTTAACGATAACTGTATCTCAAATTACTGAATACTTTGCAGATATTAGTGGAAATATATGGATACTTTGTGATAACGGAATGATTATATTTAAGCCTGATGGCACATTTACAGTTATTCCTCTTGATACTAGTTATTTTCCTGTTAGTAGTAATATACCATTATTAAAATGTATTGGTATAAACTACGGGTCGAATGCAATAATAAGTTTTTTATTTACAGATGGCACAATTTATGATATAGTAAGCACGGAAATTAAATCATTTTATACCTATTATGAACCTTTCATTAACACCATAGGTGGATTTTATATATATAAAATATGTACAATACCTTCTTTTGATAAAACTGATTTTATGTGTTATGGTAGAGAGGCTGATGGGGATAATATAATTGTATATTCAAACAATACATTATTCCGATGCGAAGGTGTATTTAATAACCCAATAACAAATTATACACAAACAATGCCTACAGGATATACGTTCTTAGGATATATATCTGATTATGGCCATATTTTTATGAATATAGCATCTGGTGTTATAGGTAGGTATAGCTATTATAATGATGACACATATACACAAGAACCAGATGTATTTCCATTTCCATCTGATATTAAAACTATACTATTCCCACCTACTAATACACATTTAATTAAATATATAGCTACCGATAATACAATTAATTATCTACGTAATGTTGATAATGTTAATTGGGATAAGCTAGCACAATTTACAGATATTCTTATGTGTCCTCTAGGATATAACGGGTTTCAAGTTGGTTTTATACAAAATATTCAATATAACCATATGTTTGATATATCAACTTTCAGTTATTTAGCAAATGCTAATAACCCCCCAACCATTTATACTATAGCCGGTTTCATACAAAGTAGTATAACATTTAATATATATGACACTGCATTTCGCCTTTTTGATACAGATGGCGTTAATTTATATATAGAAAACGGCACATCAATTCTACAATATGATATTATCACCAAAGCAACAGCACCATCCATAGATTTTCCATCAGGGTTTACATTAGTTTCAAGTATTAATACCGGAAATATGATCTGGCTACTTGGCACCAATGAACTTGCAAGTATCGATTTTTCTTTTATAATTCCAATTACGTTTAGCACACCTGGTGCTGTTGCTATGATGGGGTGTTATACCGGTTCTAAGATTATAATTGTAGGGACAGACGGGTCATTTTGGGTAATAGATGGGATATAGGCATAATTGCAATATATTATTAGTCGAATTAATTTACTGATTATGCCTATATCAAAGACATATTTGGTATAACAGGATTTTGTCCTGTCATACCAAATACATCTATTATAAAAATTAAAAGAATAGAACTAAAATATTAATATGATAAATATGTAAATCGGTTATCGATTATTCGTCGTCCGACATGTCATCCGAGTCGTCGGCTATTGCAACCACAGCAATGCCATTCACAACACCTTGAACGTTGTTATGATCGGCGGCAGCAATGGCATCCTCAAATTGCAACTGCCGGAAAGCATTTGTGTTCTGGGCTTCAGGACTCAAAACTGGAACAGCTTGATCCCGAACTTTGCGGACCAGGGGTGGCGCAACTTCCGGCTGCGGAATTCGCCTGCGGTTATCTGGTGAGCCTGGTGCTTGATCTGCCATTATCTCTCTGTGATTATGGTGCAAATTTTTTTAATTCATAATATTAATACAGTATTATATTATAGACAAGTTAATAATCATTTTATAAAAATAAAATAATACTGATATGTATTACGATACTACCTTAATCGAGCATATTTTGATTAAATTGGGCACGCCATCTTCTTATATTATAACACCCTAAATTGATTTTTTTTTATTTTATATTAAGCCAAATAGGTTATTTTAATAATAAAACATCATGCGACGCCAAAGGGGAACTAAACGTTCATATTCGCATGAACATTCTCTTCGCGAAATTGCATTGCAAGCAATTTCTGATCATAAAAATGCGTTAGATGAAGTAGTCCATATAAATATGAGTTATATAGATTCAATACATAAATCAAATAAGATAATTGTCGAATCTAATCTTATTGGAACTTTATTCGTGTTTATGTTATACAACGCAAAAAAGGAAAAAGAAGAATACATAATAACTCGTGCAATTACATTTAGAGCGAAAGGCGCTTTTGAAGATAATAATGCGGCGCAAAAAATGTTGCGTGCATTCGCATCATGCGCAAGAATAAAAAGAAGATATACTGAAATAAAGAGACAAAGAGATGAGGCAATTACATTTAGAGATCAACAGAAAGAAGCATTTGAAATTGCAAAAAACTATGAAACACAGTTGCGCCAAATTGCACAAAATGCTTGTGATCGCGCTAATAATATTGTTAATTGAAAAGGACATTGCATTAATATATAATGCGCACGATAATAGGTGTCGACGAAGCAGGTCGCGGTCCTTTGTTTGGACGGGTATACTCCGCTGCGGTTATAATCGCGCATAGGAATCCCGAAATTAAAGATTCAAAAAAATTGTCAAGCAAAAAAATAAAAGAACTTGCTTGTTATATAAAAGAGCATGCCATTGCGTGGAAAATATGTTGGTCGAGCGAACAAGAAATTGACGAAATGAACATATTGCAAGCAACAATGAAATCTATGCGCGAATGTATTACCGAATTAAACGTTAATGACCCGGAAAAATATATTATTTGCGTAGATGGGCCTTATTTTAATAGGGGCAATATTGATCCTATGTTAATGCATAAATGTGTTCCTGGCGGAGATTCGTTGATTTATGAAATATCTTGTGCAGGAATCCTCGCGAAGGATGCGCGAGATAATTACATTCACGAATTATGTCTCGAAGAA